TTGTTCACTTTTAGAGTGTTTATATATTTTTAATAAATATTCAACATAATGATATAATATAATAATAATAAATATTGAAAAATATTAAAACAGAGAACACAAAAAATACTATATAATACTAGTATACAAAAAATAATAAAAAGTAAATGAATAGAGAAGAAACTATCGCACAGATTAAGACTTCATTGAAAAGACTTTTCACTGTTGAGCACAAGTTTGCTGAATACACTACTAATGATGGTATGACTATCAAGTGTGAAGCTGATAAACTTGATGTTGGTGTTAAAGTAAATGGAGTAGATGAAATGGGAAATCTTATTCCATTGGACAACGGTTCTTATGAACTTAATAATGGTTATGTTATCAATGTTGTTGATGGAAGTGTTGAAAGCATTTCTGAAGTTCCACATACTGAAGAAGATATGGGAAAAGTAGGAGAAACTGTTACACCATCTACTGACAATAAGTCAGAAGAAATGGCTAAAAAAGTTCAAATGATTGAAGCTCAACTTGCTGAATGTTTATCTTTAATGAAGGAAGTAGTTAAAGGACAGGAAAAAATGCAGAGTGAAGTTTATAGTGAAATCGAAGATTTGAAAAAACAACCTGCAGAAAACGCATTTAAAGGTGAAAAGAAAGGTTCTAATGGTTTTATTGGAACATTTAATAAAGTCACTAAAATGAATGAACTTGATGAGATTAGAAAACTTATCTCCGACAAGAATAAGAACAATAATAACTTAGTCCTCTAAGAAAAAAAAATAAATAAAATAAAAATGGCTTTTAATAGTACAGTTATCACAAGCGCTTTAACGCAGTATGTTGACCAGTTGGCGATGGACTTAGTTAGAGAAATGGTTCTTCAAGGAAGGACACAAAAATACATTTCAGTTCAGACTGGCGTTAAGTACGCAGATGCATTGAATATCATGACTTCAAATCCAGTTCTTCAAGCTGCTGGTTGTGGTCAACTAAGTGCAACTGGTTCAGTTACACTTTCACAAGCGAACTTAGTAGTTTGTCCTTTAATGATTGAAGAACAAATCTGCTTAAATGGCGCAAACTCTTTAGAACAATATTGGACTGGTAAGTTGATGAAACAAGGTTCATATTATGATGAACTTGAGCCAATCCAGTTTGCTAAAGTTTATACTGCTGATAAAGTAGATAAAATCCAAGGTATTATTGATGACCTTATTTGGGTAGGTTCACCATCTGGTACATATTCTGCTGATGCTAATATGACTAAGTGTAACGGTTTCCTATATTTAATTGATAATACATATTCAGCATCCGTTGTAAATGTTGGTGGTACTTCAAATCCAGGTGGTTTTGGTACATATTCTGGAGCTTTAACTTCTACTAATGCAATCGCAGTTGTTGACGCAATGGCTGATGCACTTCCTAAGAATCTATGGGATGCTGAAGATTTGACTTTGTTCTTATCTTATGCTAACTTCAGAACTTATGTTAGAGCTTTAAGAAATGCTAACTACTACCACTTCACTGCTATGGAGTCTAACGATATTGGATACTCTATTATGCACCCTGGAACTAACATTAGAATCCTCGCAACAAGAGGTCTAAATGGTTCTAACAGAATGGTATTAAGTTCTGCTTCTAACTTATACTTTGGTACTGACCTTCAAAATGACTATGAGTCATTCAGAATCTGGAAGTCAGAAGACTTTAACTCCATTTTCTTCAGAGCTCTTTGGAAACAAGGTGTTCAAATCGCTTATCCACAATACGTAGTAAACTATAAAGGATAAATAAAAGATTGATATGGTGGGACAAAAACAAAAGTCCCACCTAATCAAATACAAAAAAATAAATATAAATATGTCTTGTATATTAACTTCTGGTTATACTTTAGCGTGTCGTAGTATTGCGGGTGTTCAAGCGGTCTATATTGGAGAATGGAATGGAACAACTTTAGGGTTGTCACAAAGTGCAAATGGTACTATAACGGATTTCACATCTGGAACTGTAAGTTTCTATAGGTTTGAACAACCAATCGAAACTGGTTCATTAACAGAAACAGGGAACTTTAACGTACAAAATGGTACTGCATACTATGACCAAATAGTTGAAATCACCACACACAATACCGATCAAGATCTTGCGAATCAAGTAAACACACTTGGTAGAGGAAAATGGCGCATTCTTGTTAATGACGCAAATGATAAATGGTTCCTCATTGGAAAACAAAACCCTGTATATGTAACAGGCGTAGCGGGTGGTTCTGGTAAAGCGTATGGAGATCTTAATGGCTTCACAATCACATTCACTGGTAAAGAGTTTGATGTCTTAACTGAAGTGACTGCGGCTGCAGCGAGTGAAGTTATCACTCCATAAAGTATTCTAAATATAACAAAAAAAGGACTATTCTTCATAGATAGTCCTTTTTTTATATATAGTTTAATGGGTTATATTTATAAAAGATGTAGTAGGTGTGGTTTAGATAAAAAATGGAATAGATCTGCATATTGTAGTACTTGTTCTAAAGAATATCATAAAACATATAAGTTATTAAGGACTAAAAAACCTAGTATAAATATAGAAGGTTTAAGAGATTTTATAGAAAAGATTGAAAAGAATAGATACTATATAGACTTCAAAGATATAAATATAATATTATTCTTTTATGAGATACTTTCAACAAACCTAAATGAATATAATGATTATACAACTGGTGAACAAATAGAGTTTATGTGGAAGCGTATTATTAACTACTATAAAATAAACAGTAAACAAAAAAATATATAGCAATATGTTATACTTAAATGATGGTACAAATGTCATAACCACAACATTATATGAGAAGGCAACTATTACTCAACCATATTATACTTGGCACTTGACAAGGAAAGGTACATTTGATGATGTAGTATTTTATCAAGACGATAGTAGTTATGCACCGTGGTATTGGAACTCATTCACCGTTTCTGTTGGAACAGTAAGTGGACCTACTGCAGGACAAATAGTAGTAAGTTCTGGTGAATGGACTTATGAAGTTTGGCAAATGACAACACCATACAACCTTTCTTATACTCAATCTAATGTTATGGTTGAAAGTGGTATATTGATTGTTAATGGTACATACACTCCTAATAGTGAATACACAGGGAACGATGACGCAACTATTATATACTATAAAAATATGTGATTAAAAATATGATAACGCTAAAAGAAGAAGATAAAAAAATGATTGAAAGTTTCAGCTTTAATGCTGTCTCTATTCCATCACCAATAGAAAGAGTTTCAAGAACAAAACAATGGGTTGAATATGGGCAAGACAATCTATATCCATATTACTTAATAAGTCTATCAAACAAATCATCCTTACATTCATCTATATTGAAACAAAAGTCAATGTTGATCGGCGGATGNGGTTGGAATAAAGATGGGCTTTCACCTGACGCACTTCAAATGTTAAAGAATATCTATAATGAAGACGATTTAGATGAAATACTATTTAAGATTAGTATGGACCTAGAACTTTATGGAGGATTTTTTCTAAATGTTATTTGGTCAAAAGATGGTTCTAAAATAAGTGAAATAAACTATATTGACCCATCTAAGGTAAGAATAGCAAATCCTGAAATAAATGGTGTAGGTACATTCACTGAAGCATATTTTGTAAGTAATGGATGGGAAAACACTTCTAAATATGAACCTGTTCTATATCAAGGTTTTTCAACAACAGATAAGTCTGAAAAATCTCAAATACTTTATGTTAAAGAATATAGACCTGGAACAGAGTTTTATGCTAGACCTGAATATGAACCTGGTGTAAGATGGATTGAGTTAGAATGGGAAATATCAAACTTTCATTTAAACAATGTAAAGAATGGTTTCCATCCATCTATGCATATAAACTTTCCTATTGGACAACCATCGGTTGAGGAGAGTCAAGAAATAGTTAAGAGATTAAGAAATCAATACCAAGGTTCTGAAATGGCTGGTAATGTTATGGTGACTTTTTCAATGGATAAAGATACTGCAGCGACATTTAATAAGATTGACCTAAATACAAGTGATGAAAGGTTTATTATGTTGAATGAACAAGTTAGAGATGGCATATTAAAATCGCATAGAGTCATTAATCCTATGTTATTTGGTATTGAAACTCCAGGTAAGTTAGGCGCAAGGAATGAGTTATTGGAAAGTTTAGAGATTTTTCAAACGCAATATACTAAACCTAAACAAAGATTGATTGAAAAAGTCTTTAACTGGTTTAGACATATTAACGGTATTGATGGAGAACTTAGAATAAAT